GCGGCCAACGTGCTGAACACCGCCACCACCTACAACGCTTCCATTGGCGGCGACNGTGTGGCTCTCTGCTCGACGGCTCACCCCATCGACGGCTCGACGGTGGCCAACACCCCGACCACGCAGGTTGACCTCAATGAAGCCACCCTGCTGAATGGCATGATTTCCATTCGTACCAACTTCCGCGATCAGGCGAATCTGAAAATGTTCGCCCGTGGCCGTAAGTTGATCGTGCCGCCCCAACTTGAGCCCGTGGCCATCCGCCTCACCAAAACGGAACTGCGCCCCGGTACTGCCGATAACGATGTCAACGCCATCATCTCGACCGCTGGCGGTCTGTCCGAGGGCTACATGGTCAATGACTTCCTGACCTCGCAGTATGCATGGTTCCTGCTGACCAACATCGACGGTCTGTCCTACATGGAGCGCGTTAAGTTCGAGACCGATATGCAGGTCGATTTCGTCACTGACAACCTTTTGGTGAAAGGCTATGAACGTTATTCTTGTGGCTACTACAACTGGCGAGCCCTGTGGGGAAGTTTTCCAACTTCGTAAGTGGTCTCACCCGAGTAATTGCTTTTAATGGTCGGCGTTCATGTTTTGAAGAAACAAGGATAAACATGGCGCCGACTCTAACTTCAAGGAGGCGCGCTGATGAGTGCCACAGTATTTACCGGCCCGGTTTTGTCGGGCAATGTGTTGAATGGCGACGGCACCAATAACCTTGCTGGTGTTGGCGGCAGTGCTGGCCAGCAGAATGTCGGCTTTTGCCTGACCTCGCAGTGGCAGACTGTCACGCAAGCGACCAATGGTACTGTGGCTGGCGTGTTCGCGACCAACATCATAGTGCCTGCGAATAGCATCATCACGGGCATCTATCTGTTTGTGTCTACGGCTTGGTCTGGCTCCTCGTCTACGCTTGGCATTGGCACGACTGCTTCCGCTACGGCTTTGACGACCGCTGGCGGCGTTGCTGGCAGCACTTTGGGCCGCATTGTTGTGACGCCGGGCACTTCGACCACGCAAATCAACAACTGGACCAATGTCGGCACGACCGATGTTCAGATTGTTCTGACCTCGACTAACACTGGTAATGGCGTTGGCACCCTGATTGTGGACTACATTCAGAGCGGCAACAGCTATCCCACTGAAAACTACACCGCGTAAGGAGGGCCTCCCATGAAGAGCCATGCACGTAAGTCTCGTTCCACTGGCGGCGTTAACGACGCGGCTGAAGACCTGAAGCACAAGAATATGTCCTACACCAAGGACAGCAATGTCGAGCGCGAAGCCGAAGAGCGCAAGCGTGGTGGCCGCGCTGCCCGCAAGTGCGGCGGTGCCGCCAAGCAGGAAGTTGAGGGCAAGGAGGCCAAGCATCACGCTGGCCGCAAGCCTCGCAAGTCGGGTGGCTCGTGCGAATCCAGCCCGTTCAGTTCTGCTCGCAAGGGCGAAGCGCCCAAGGGCCGCAAGCTGGACATGGAGATGGAATCGTATTGATTGTTGGGTGGGGTCTCGGCCCCGCCTATCAATGCGATGGGTTTATCGCCGGACGGTTGTGGCGACAAGTGTTAGCCTGCGCGTTACGGCTCTCTGGAGCAAAGTAAATGGCTAATCAGACCGACATCATCACTACTTATCAGCCGAATGGCTTCCCGCAGCCTACGCAGCGGACGTGGACGGATATTGGCGGCGGCAGCGTTGCTGAAAACATCTATATTGCGGGTGGCTCTCTCTCGTTTGCAGCCAGTATCGGTGGATGGACGCCGACTGGCTCTTATACAACTTTGGCGGTCACTAATGCGAGCGGTAATGTCGCGCTGCCCTCTGGCTCTGAAATTGTTGTGTGGAATGTCGGCTCTGTTGCAGCCTATGTGAATCTTGGCGGCAATGCCGTGTCGGCCACTACCGCGCAAATCCCCGTGCAGCCTGGTAGCTGGATCGCTTTGGCCCCCGGTTCTAATGGCTATATTGCTGGTATCACAGCGTCCGGCACGACCACGCTGACGATTGGTGCTGGCTCCGGCTTGGTGACGGGCGGTGGCACAACCACGCTGACTGGGCCGCTACCTACCGGGTCAAATGTGATTGGTGGTGTCACCGTTGCTGACGGCTCCGATGTCACGCAGGGTGCCAAGGGGGATGCTGCCTATGCGGGTTCTGGCTCTGCCTCTGTGGTGGCTACCCTCAAGGGCCTTTACGCCGCTTGTGTAGCAGCCACACCTGCTGGCACGAATATTATCGGCTCTATCTTGGGTCGCACCAGCAGGATTATGGTGACGCCCACCGTTACTGCGTCTTCCGCCTATACGGCAGGCTATGACGTTGGTGGCTTGATGACGTTTGCGAATGTCTTTGGCAGCGCGGATAGCGGCATTCTTCAGTCAATCCGCGTGAAGTGTAAGTCGGTGCAGACGACTGGCCTGAAACTCTATCTGTTCACGACCAACCCCACTAACTCGACGTGGACGGATAAGGCGGCCCCCGCAATCAATGCTGCGGACATTGCGGGCCTGACGGGGCCATTTGCCCTATCGTCGCCGGATAGTGGGCTGGGCACTGAGACTACTTGGGAACTGGATGGCATAGGCGCGGCCTATGTGTCCGATAATACCAACCTTTATGGTGTATTGGTTTGCACGGGGACGCCGACGTTTACCAGCACGTCTGACGTTTCGGTGTCTCTCGTTACGTTGCAGGACTAAGGCCATGAGCCTGATAGGTGTCCGCCGCGCGCTGTTATCAAGCGGCGCCCCCAAGCCCACCCTCTCGCTCAACTTCATCTCAACCACCGCGCTTGACCCGCGCATTACGTTCTCTCGCGCATCCACGGCCTATTACACCAATGCAGCCGGTGTCCTGACCGCTGCATCAAGCAATGTTCCCCGCTTTGACTACTCACCCACCAGCATCGGCACGCCGCTGGGGCTGCTGATTGAGGGGCAGGCGACGAATCTGTTCCTGAACTCAAAGGCGGATGGCACAAGCCTTTCCACGCAGTCAATCACCACGAGCGCAACGCCTTACACGATTAGCTTCTATGGCACGGGCACCATCACTCTGACCGGCACCGCAACGGCAACAATCACTGGCACTGGTGTATATCCGTCTCGCAAGACATACACATTCACGCCGACTGCGGGCACACTGACCGCGACCGTCTCCGGCACGGTGCAATACGCACAGGCAGAGACAGGCTCCTTCGCCACCAGCTATATCCCCACCGGCGCCACCACCGCAACCCGCGCGGCGGACAGCGCCACCATGACGGGGAGCAACTTCTCTAGTTGGTATAACTTGGCGCAGGGGACGTTTGTGGTGGGGGCGGATACGGTAAGGACAACGGGGCAAGCCACCGTCTCTGTGGCGGATGACGGGACTTCCAGTAACCGCATTATGCTGTATTTATCTGCACTGGTTGCTGTCCACATTGTAACTACAGGCGGCAGCAATCAATCTGTTCTTTCATCTAGCGCACTTTCGGCTTCAACCCCATTTAAGATCGCGGGGTCATACAAGTCTGCTGGGTTCCAGATTTCAACCAACGGCGGCGGCTATAATTTTGGAAGCACAGGGACAGTCCCCTCTGTCAACCAATTAGGCATAGGTGGGGATAGCGCAGAAACGGCTCTTTCCGGCCACCTCCGCACCCTCACCTACTACCCCACCGCACTCTCCGCAGCCACCCTCCAAAGCCTAACGCAATGACGCCTGCGGCCCTCATAGCTATCGTCACCGCGCTGGACGTAATGACGCCATTCGTGACGACGAGACCACTGCCCAGCGACATTGTGGTGCTGGTGGACAGCCGCGAACTTAATGCGTGGTCGGACGGTAAGAACATCGCGATCACCACTAGGATGGTGGAAGAGGCCCGCAACGGGGATGAGCTTGCCTTCGTGATCGCTCATGAACTGGGCCATAACATCACGGGTGAGTTGGGCACGAAGCAGGCTGAAATCGACGCGGACGCGATGGGTATTCGCCTGATGCGGCTGGCTGGATACGGCCCGCACGGCGCGGTGTCTTTCCTTGAGCACACGCCATCCCCGTGGCTCGCGATTGACCACCCGACAAACTCGCGCCGCATTAAACTGATTAGGGAGCACCTATAATGGCCGTGATCTATCTCACCTCCACCGACCCGCTCACCCTGCAAGCCATGACCATGAAGCTGGACGGCAATCAGCTTGTGGTAGCGTATCCGGCCAACCTGTTTGGCGCTGCTGTGCCAGAGCAGACCGCCACCGGCCCCGATGGCGGCGCCACGACGATCCCAGCCAAGGGCGTGGCGGGGCATTACTATTTGAGCGTGAACGATCCAGCGGTAACACTCGACACCAACGGCACGCCGGTTTGGCCGGGCACACTGCCAGCGGGTGTGTCGGTCGATCAGGCGAATGGCATCGCGGTGTTGGGGGTTTGGGCCTAGCATTGCATTGGGTAAGGAGTATATGGTATGAAGGTGCTAGAATATATCAAGGCTCGGCTGAATGAGCGCAGCACATGGGCAGCGATTGGCACTGGCGTAACTGGCGCTGCGGCCCTTGCTTCTCCATGGTCTTACGTTTTTGTTGCCATTGCCGTTATCGGGACGCTGGTTCCCACAACTGGAGAAGAGAAATGACTATTGAAACCATTGAGACTTCGCTGAAGGCCGATGTGGCTGCTGCTGGGAACGTCGTCCATGCCGATGTTGTTGTGGCAGAATCGCTGTTCAGCAAAGTGGTGACCGCCTATACGTCCACTTGGATTTACTGGCTGCCTGCCATCGTCGTTGCGGGCGTGCTTGGGCATGTGATCTAAGCAACATGCTGGCGATTGCCGCCTCGTGGGCTCTGGGGCGTCTGAGGGCACTTTGGAGCATCATCTGCGACCATCCACTGCCTTGTGCTTGTTGGGGCCTCCTTCTGGCCTGTGTGTGGCTCTGGCATGGAGAGCAGTCCGCCAAGCGGGAAGTCAGTTTGGTGCGCGCGGCTCTGGACAGCGCCCATAAGGCTAGTGTCGCAGAACTAACCCGCGCCACGGCTGAACGGGATGCGGCGATTAAGCATGAAAAGGAACAGAATGATGCAACGGATCAACGTGTCGCGGCTGCTCGGGTTGACGATTCTCGCCATCTTGCCGATTACATTGGCAGGTTGCGGGCCGCAAAATATCAAGGTGACGGCGGATCACTGCCCCCCTCCGGCAAAGAGGACATGGCCCAAGGCGGCAACCGACCCGGTGGAACTTCCGAGTTGGATGCACGCCTGAACACCGATCTAGAAATTTGCACAGTGAATACGCGGCGCCTACTGGAAATTCACAATGAGGCTGTTACCGATAGTCCCCAGAGCCACTGAGTTTATCGCGGGCCTTGCGGTCTGCGAGTTTAGCGAGGTTGCCCTCTGCGAGTTCGCTTAGGGTAAGGCCCAGCGCATCTGCCGCAGCGGCCACATACCAAAGCACATCGCCAAGTTCGGCCCCCGCCTCGTCACGGTTGAAGTAGGCGTCGCGGATAGACTTCTTCACCTTCCCCGCATACTCTCCCGCTTCGCTTGCAAGGCCAAGGGCCGTATACACGCGCGCCGTTGCTGGATTGCGCGGATACACCGCTGTTTCGAGTGCGGCGGTCTGGTAGTCATTCAGGGTCATTTATGCTCTTCCCATTTCCAAGCCCATCCAAAAACAGCCGCAGTTCGTATGGCAGCCCCTCATCCCTTGGCGCAGGCAAGAACTTCGCCAGATAGCTTTCTGGGATTTTGTTGCCGCCGTATTGGGAAGGGCGTGATGGTGCGCTAGTCATCTGCGACTCTACTGCACCCTGTCGCCTTATATATTGCAGCGAGTAATGCAAGGGAGGGGGATTGCGCCACCCCAAGGTTGTAATGT